CGGAAGTACAAATGTCCTCGTATGGTAGTTGAGGCTTTCCATTGCAAAGAGTACCTCGTCAAGTCCCAATGAGAGGTGTCCATAAACATTTTCGAAAACACAATAAGTGGGTCTGACTTGTTCAATAATTTTATGCAAGTACGGAAAGATATATCTAGGGTCTTCCGTGCCGAGCCTTTTGCCACTTGTACTGAAGGCTTGACATGGATATCCACCTGTGAGAATATCTGGTCTTTCTGAAATAAATCTGGTTGGTTCATCTGCGATCTCCTTTACATCATCATAGATTGGAATTCCTGGAAAGTTTTTAGCAAGAACTTTCTGACAAAACTTGTCTGTGTCGCAAAAAGCGATAGGCTCTGATAACTTTGCCATAGAAAAACCTACGGCAAAGCCACCAATACCACTACATAAATCAAGATGTTTGAGCATCTTCTTCTCCATATTTGTGATTGTTAAACATATCTATTTGATCGCTATGTAAAACTAATCCAAAGTCATAACCTTGTTTGTAGGCATGAGTTTTATTAGTTTCACTTTTAATGCCATACATTAAAGCATCATAAGTCCCATCTTTAAAATCATCTAAAGTTTTAAAAATCATATGTTCTATTGGATCTTTTTCAAAATATCCATCTGGTATATTAGTTTTAAATTTTATTTTCTCTTCCATTTTTACTCCTATTGTTGGAGAGGGTAGAGGGAATTGAACCCTCGTAAATGATTTTGCAGATCATTTCCTAACCACTCGGACATACCCTCGATTATAACTCTGCTTCGAATTGACATTCGCCTTTTTCTTTGACACAATCCAAGATCTGTTCACCTAACCCAAGTCTTGCATACCATTCTAAATAATGCTTTACTCCTTGTTCGGTAAACTTTTTTGTTGGTAAATTCTCTGAAGCATGAGCTTCATTTAAATAATCAACTAACATCTTGTTATTGTATCCGTTATTTTCATCAAAAAATTTATTTAGTGTTTCTAAAAGTGAACCTAAATAACCTTTGCATTTCTTGATACCTTCTTCTATTTTTGGCAAGTCCTCTGCATCAAAGTAATAATTTAAAAACCTTGCTTCTCCTTGTTGACCAAAGAAATCTGCATCATCACTCGATTGAACTGCAAACCAAAACTTACCTTCAATGTCTCCATTGTAATATCTACCCATTTTTTACTACTCCTTCTATTTCTGCTTCTGTTGGGACACCAATTAATTTTGCTAAATTATCAAGTGTCTTTTGACCACTACTGCTCATTCTGTCGTATTCCCAAAACAAGTCAGTTACAAGTTCTCTGAGCATCTTGTTCTCAAACTGAACTCTTTTTTTTGATTTTTGCATAACATCTCCTTTCATTCTATTATTGCAATATTCAAGATTAGGCACGAAGATCATGCCTAACTTTGAGTATTACTTTTTAAAAGCATTAAGTAATCCACCATTGTATCTACTGTGCTTTCCAATCTTTATACCTTTATAGTGGTTAGATTTAGGATTGCTTTTTCTGTTATGTTGGTTAGATCTCTGCTTTCCTCTGTGTATCGCTTTCATATATTTTCCTCTTCGATAGTTTCTAATGTTAATTGCTCTGCAACTTTAACAACAAACCCACCTTTCCAAGTAAGTCCATCAACTTCATAAAGTTTCTTTCCTATTTCCTGGTACGCTTGATCGTTTGTCATATCCTTGTCATTGAGGAAGATATCTAAATCTTCCTCAACTCTTTCTACTAATTTTAAAAGTCTAGTCATTTTGCACACCTACAATTTCTTTTTCAAGATCGGCTCTTCTGTCTTGCAATTTCAACTCTTCTTTTTTTAGGTGTAATTGCATTTCAAGATTTGCATTAACTTGACCTTGAATAAATGTAATCTCACTATACAAAGACGATAAACTTTTCTTCTCTAAAACTTCAACTGTCATCATTTACTCCTTTCGCTATTTTAGAAATTACTTCATTAACTTCTTCTCTTATTCTTGAATTTCTAGCTTCTTCTACATCTGCTTCTATTGGGACAATTTCAAAACCCATCTGACTATGATAGATTTTAACTTTGCCAATCCATCTAATTTTGCTTGCGACATCTTCTAAAGTGCTTTTAACTGCAACACTTTCGCCCTCTGCATCTGTACCTAAAACTAAAGCCTTACCCATCAAAGGTTGAGTATGACCATTATCATATGTAAATTCGAAGGCATGGTTTTCTTTTAATAACAAACCTTCGTCATCTACGAATAAGGTGTCTTGATTTCTAAACCCATAAACTGCATCAAAACCTCTTTGCGAATTTATAAGTTCATTAATCATTTGATAATCTCCGTTATAATTAACAACGGAGATTTCTCTTTCAATCGGATCAATTAAATAAGCTCTCATATTTTACCTTTCTTTCTTTAACTAATTGTGTTGTTTCATCTTGTTCTTCTTGTATAGTTTCCAAGATATAAAATCCTTTGTAAAACCATCTTTGATTATTGAAGACATCTAAGTCTCTAAAATTTTCTAATTGATCTGTCATTGGTCTATCCTTATACTTGTTAAAATGATAATTATATATCCCACATAATCTTATATAAGTCAACAATAAAATGACAGAAAAACAATTTTTTTTACAAATAAAAAAGCAACTGCCACCAAAAACATTTATCCAAAAAATAGAAAATAAATTTAATAGTGGTTTTCCAGATCTGATAATTATTAATGAAATGTTGCCTTTGTTTATCGAACTAAAAGCACCAACAAAAGGAAACAAATTTAAGGTAGAATTATCACAGATATCAACGCATTTGAGGATAAAAGCCAATAATTACGTTTCTTTTTTCTTGGTTCGCCACCCTCAAACCAAGTGTCTATATTTGTTTGAAGGTGGTTCGGTCTGCGAGTTTCTTGCGTTTCGACACTCTGCGACCCTCTCCGTTTCGACCGAAGCCGAAGGATTCCTGGTGCGTGGATCGTTGGAAAACGTCCTGGCTCTTGCGAATCAAAGAGTGGCATGTAAGTTGCAACGGAAATGAAATGGTCGCTTTGCGATCCGTTGCAACTTTGCACCTCTGCAACTTGAGAAAACAAGAAGCCCAGAAGGAGGCAAAAAAATAACCCACGCCTCGCGGCGTGGGTCTTCCCCTTTCTTATATGTATCTGTGAGTTAATGCGTATCCGTCTTTGTAGAGGACACTTGCAAGAGTGTAGACAAGATGAAAGCCCATGTCCATGCCACACCCACCAACACCGACTGCGTTGGTTTTGTCTTTGTAAGTCCATTTGAGGACATTGGCGACATGGAAAGAATAAACATAAATTTTATTATCCTTAATTCCATGAACTGAAATATGTCTGTACATTCCAGATCTTGAAACTTGTCTAACAATCAAATGAACTTCTGAACCCTTTGGAAAGTTGGTTAATAACATTTCCTTAGAGTAATCGACTGTATTAAAGTCTGGTGATATAATTGGAACACCCATAATATTTTTCCTTTCGTTAAGTTACCTGGTTAATATATGGGATTTCGTGGGAGATGTCAAGCACTTTTTTAAGTGCGACTCAAAAAAAGCGATTGACAACGCAAAGAAAACGGAGTGGTCGCTCTGCGATTCTTTGCGTTTTTACGCATAATAATGGAAGGGAGGCACAAAAAAACCAGAGCCACCGAAGTGGCTCTGGGTAGGAGAAATTATCTTGATTGTGATAACTTTAAAATATCAGAGAATCTTTTTGGTAGGACGATTGTTGAGTTGCAACTGTCGCAACATTGACCCTCTTTAATCGGTTGGGCGTTATGCCCTTGAGTCCAATAAGTTTCGCCTTCTTTTGTTTTGTGATGCTCAATGTCGCCACCACAAATACAACACTCATGGACTGTAGTTAGATCTAACTGTGTCATTGGTTTTCCTTTCATTTGTTATGTACCTAATATATCCCATTCAATCTTATATGTCAAGCATTTATTCTTTCTATTTTGGAAACATATATTTTCCCATAAAGATATAGACATATCCCATAGATTCTTATATAACATACTTAACGAAAGGAGAAACGTATGGCGAATACAATCGAAGATATGATCAATGATATCGTTCACGAGCAAGTGGATCAAGTCATTGACGAGAAGGTCGAAGACCACCACAAGATCGAGGATCTCGAATCAAGAGTGGCTTCCCTCGAAGAAAGAATCGAGGATCTTTTAGAAGCTATCAGAAGCGAATACAAAGGTAGCAAATTAGAAGATAAGATCAAGCACATTTAACCAAGGGAGTCGCATCTAGATGCGACTCCTCTCTGAGCATGAAAAGGAGCAGAAGCAACTCCGACCCCTTTAGGGAGGAGTGGTCGCCTTGCGAGCTTCTGCTCCTTTTACCCCCCACCACCTCGCTGCAACTCCAACAGAGGCACGGAAAGACTTACGAATCGCAAGAAAAAAAGGGTTACTTTATGTAATCCTCTTGCGATTCGTAAGTCTTTAACCCCCCACCCCCCTAAAACAACGGTGCGGTGTTACTATATGTGTATATATATGTTGGGTTGATAAATTCATCTGAATATATTATCGTTGGGACATGACATTAGATGCGTTACCTAAAGAGGTGTTACAAGAAGTATTTCTGTTAGAGCAACAGAAAAACAAACTGGATACTCGTGAAAAAGCACAAGAAAATTTTTTGGATTATGCCCAACATGTATATGAGGGTTTTATCGTCGGAAGCCATCATAAAATCATTGCAGAAAAATTGGAGCTAATCGCACAAGGCAAACTTAAAAGACTGATTGTAAACATGCCACCAAGACACTCGAAGTCAGAGATGGCATCCTATCTCATGCCCTCGTGGTTCTTGGGTCGTAACCCAAAACTCAAGATCATCCAAGCCACGATGAATACAGAACTTGCTGTGAGGTTTGGTCGTAAGGTTAGAGACTTGATTGCCGATCCAGTGTACACGGAAGTTTTTCCAGAAACTGATTTGAAACAAGACAGTCAAGCAGCGGGTCGTTGGGAAACCAGTGCTGGTGGTGAATATTTTGCAGCTGGCGTTGGTGCGGCGATGACTGGTCGTGGTGCAGACTTATTGATTATTGATGATCCACACTCGGAACAAGAT